TTACAGCGGTATACTTTTTCATGCCAGTCGCGGATACGGGTGTCATAACCGGTTTGCAGCCAGAATTGCCATTCGTTGGGATCTTCGTAGATATCACGGATCTGACAGAACTTGGTTGCGGCTTGGGTATTGAAGGCAACATCCATATTCCCTTTCTTCTGAAGAACCAGGCGTGATCCCTGTCCCAATGCTTCGTGAGAGAGGATTTCAAGCGCAGGGCACATTGCGTCTTCACGCAAAAGTTCAATCATGCGTTGCATGGAAGGATATTCCTGCATACTCAGTTTGTTGCGGAGAGCAGAGCGTGCAGCTATCAAGACCGTTTCGGCACAAAGTAACTGTGGAATTCCCGACTTGGAGGAACGCAGGTAAGTGTTGGCACCACCAATCCATTCAACCAAATTTTCATAAGCGGCGGAGTCTGTATCCTTTGTAGGCAAAGTAAAAAGACCTGATGGGGCAAAGTTGCCGCGAGCAGCATTGACATCACCTGTTGTAATCAGCATGTCGGCTTTGGTGAACAGACCATCAAATGCACCTGACGGTGAAGTTGAGTCTTCATCACGTTCTGCATGAAACAATGTATATACTACATCTTCAACATGAGATTTTACCAATGTGAAGGCAACACGTGTTTCAAGAGGATGTTTCTTGTTGATGTTGCTGACTGGCTGACCTCCTACGATCAACAGTTCACCGTCATCGTATTTTTGAGAGTTTTCCTTTGTGATACATACAACATCCTTCGGTTCGATAACGGAAGGTTCATAGCCGAGCAGCTTATCAACCAGGCGGAAATTTTTCCCAATCTTGTAAGACTGAGTTCCACCGGCACGCCGGCGTTCATTGATCAAGGCATGTTTGCCTTGCAGATCCATCACGTTCAATCCCAATTTTGCGGCAACTTCCTGCAGGGTAGCAAATGGAAGAGCGCGAAGCGCCTTATCATATGTGATTAAGGTTTGGTTCAGTTTCGATACGTCAATTAATTTTTGAGACATATTCTTTAATAGTTAAGGTAGGTTAGTAAATTAAAGGAGTCCGTCAGCCTTCAGGCGTTCTGTGATTCCCTGATAATTGCCGGCATTTTCCTCGCAGTAGGCAGCCAGTTCCTCTTTTCCTCCGTTTACGGCAGGTTCACCCTTTGGGGCAGGAACTGGTTCACCCGGTGCCGGAGCTTTCTTTAGATTGGCTACTTGTTCTTTGAGTTGAGTGATCTCTGAATCCTTGCCGCTTGCCTCGGTTTTCAGATTAGCGATCTCTTGATCTTTTTCACTTACTGTTGTCTTGAGAGTCGCTATTTCAGTAGTCGCATCAGATAATTTCTGATCGATCTCCTGTTTAGCTTGTACGAGAGAACTGTTATCCGATTTCAGACGGGTGAATTCATTATGCAGGGAGTCGAGGTTCTCTGCTGATAATTCGGTCGTTACTGCCTTATCTTGACTGATATTCAGAAAAGATAAAAAAGCTGACCATGATTCTTTTAGAGTCATTTTGTTTTTGAATGAAGTTGTTGATAATGCTGGCACGGAATTCGTGTCCATACCCGCTGCCAGAAGAACGGATGTGGAACGATCATAGAGGCGAACGGCATTGGAATTTGCCGGTATGTCCACGATGGATGCTTCCATCAGCTCTGACTCTGTAACTGTTTCGCGAGTCTGACCAGGTACCAGAAGGTCTTTGTTGGCTGATGTAGCAATGATGCGGATACCGACACTTGCGGCGTTGTAAGTCCCTGCTTCGTATTTTGCGGCAATGTCTTTAGATAGTTGATCAACCTTGTCGAAAACAGGAATGGCAGAAAGTACATCGCCTTCAAGCTGTATATCTTCCCAATGCCCGATAGCTTTAGTTTCTCCCCAAATGGGAGATCCTTCATCACGAAAATGCATATACAGCATCACCGGGTTCTTCTTGAATGCTTCGAGGAGCATTCCAGAGGTAAGGACCCGGTAACCGTAACGATTAAGCGATGAATCGGAAAGAATGATACGTTTTTGGCTCATTGCACTGATTTTGGTGCAATGATACGCCTATTAGTGAGGGTGCAGAAGGACGGTTAAATTTCGATATAGGAGAGCATTGGATGTAATGAGGTCCCGGCAAGTTTCAGCTCATATCCGGTGAAGTCGGTTACCTTTTTCCCTATAATCAGGTTTAAGGTTCCGAGGAGTGGGTATTCATTCGTGCCATAGATATACTTGTGTCCCTGTGTGTCCTGGCAGCGTAGGACACAGCCTGTCTGAACTTTATTGCGCAGCTCGTTTGCTGTATTCTCCTCTAATGCGGATCGGGGAAACTGGATGGTCGCTGAATGCTTATATGTGATTCCTGCGTCTTTAGTATCATCAGAAGCGACAGTTGGAGCTTCAATGATTCCTCGCGTTGGAAGCGGATACCAGTCGTGTCCTTCCTTGCTCCTGATGCATGCCTGGTTCTGATGTACTGCAAACAGGACTATTTCGTCTGTATTCAGGATTTCGGCAAATAATATGCCTCCCATATTATTGATATTATTCATAACTTGTTGATTTACAATTAGTACGCATTTTTAGAACATTTTTTGATCAAAAAAGGGACAATTAACTACACTTGCTCGGTCATGTTTTTGTGCGGTGATAGCCTCTTTTTTTCTCTTTTCGTCGAAGATTAGCCCTCCAGCGATAATAATTCTTCTTGAATGCATCTTCGCTGATGGAATCAATCCCAT